GAAAGGTTACTGTAAAAATTGATGGCATTGCAGCCAGCGCCGCATCTGTTATTGCTATGGCTGGGGATAAGGTGTACATGTCTCCCACGGCAATGCTAATGATCCACAATCCATCCACAATTGTGTGGGGAGAAGCATCGGATATGAAGCGTGGCATCGAGGTACTTTCAGAAGTAAAAGAAGGGATTATCAATGCCTATGAAACAAAGACCGGGATACCTAGAAACAAGATATCCCAAATGATGGACAGGGAAACTTGGATGAGTGCAGGAAAAGCCTTAGAGCTTAAGTTTTGCGATGAAGTACTGTACCAAGAGTCAGTAGTTCCTGAAAATGTTACTGGGGGCTTTATCTTTGACAAGGTGACGGTAACCAATAACTTCTTAGGTAAATTCCAAAGGGCAAAGCCACTGAAGAATAAGGAAGAAAAAGAAACTGAGCCAGCAGAAAAGGGAACCGAGTACAAACATTTAGCCAAAAGGCTAGAACTTTTAAAATAGGAGGAATGGATCATGAATAGAATTTTAGAATTACGTGAAAAAAGAGCAAAGGTGTGGGAAGATGCTAAGGCATTTCTCGATGAAAAACGTGGGAAAGATGGTCTTATTGCACCGGAGGATGAAGCAGTCTATGAAAAGATGGAAGCAGAAGTAGTGGCCCTTGGAAAAGAAGTGGAGAGATTAGAAAGGCAAGCGGCACTTGATTTAGAACTTTCAAGAGCAACAAGTAACCCTATCGCATCGAACCCTATGAATTCAGATGAGCCGGAAAGAAAGGGTAAAGGATCAAAGGAATACAAAAATGCCTTCTGGAATGCCATGAGAAGTAAAGGGAGCTTTGGGGCAGAAAATGCCCTTCGTATTGGTCAGGATTCAGAAGGGGGCTACCTTGTTCCCGATGAGTTTGAAGCCACCTTAATTCAGGCTTTAAACGATGCCAATATTATGAGAACCCTTGCTAAGGTTATCACCACATCCTATGGAGACAGACAGATTCCAGTAGTTTCTTCTAAGGGAACAGCTTCATGGATTGAAGAAGGTGGAGCCTTTACTGAAAGTGACGATACCTTTAGCCAGGTTATTTTAGGGGCTCATAAGCTTGGAACCATTATCAAGGTTTCCGAGGAACTTTTAAATGACAGTGTCTTTAATCTTGAAAACTACATCGCCACAGAGTTTGCAAGAAGAATCGGTGCAGCTGAAGAGGAAGCCTTTATTAAAGGAAATGGAACCAATAAGCCTACAGGAGTTCTTAACTCCGCCCAAGTTGGTGTGACAAGTGTTGTGGCAGATGCCATTACATTTGATGAGGTTATTGACCTTTGGCATTCACTAAGGGAGCCTTATAGAAAAAATGCTACATGGTTACTAAATGACAGTACTGCCAAAGCCATCAGAAAGCTTAAGGACGATAACGGGCAGTATATTTGGCAGCCATCTGTACAAGTGGGAGTACCGGATAAGATTTTAAATAACCCGGTGAAAACTTCAACCTTCATGCCAGAGATTGCTGCAGGTGAGAAGGCCTTAGCCTTTGGAGATTACTCCTACTACTGGATTGCCGATAGACAGGGTAGATCCTTCCAAAGACTAAGTGAACTTTATGCGGCAAGTGGTCAAGTCGGTTTTAGAGCTTACCAAAGGGTAGATGGAAAGTTAATCCTTCCTGAAGCTGTGAAGGTACTGACCATGAAGACTGCTTAAGAGAAGTTTTACACATTACAACTCAATTTTAAAATACCCCAAGACTTTTAAAGAGAGGTCTTTTTTTATGCCTCTCTTTAAGGGTTTTAAAGAAAGTGGAGGTGAGATGGGTGAAAGTAAAATTAAAGACATCCCTTTCAGGACTTGATTTTAGTTATAAAAAAGGTGATGAAGTAGAGCTGGAAGATAAAAAAGCCAAAGAATGGATTGAAGCTGGTGTGGCTACAGAAGTAAAAGGAAAAGAGCCGCCAAAGAAAGCCAGCACTACTAAGCCTAAAACTGATGGGTAGGTGAGGAGATGCTAGATCTTGATGAAGTTAAATTATATTTAAGAATCGATGGAGATGAAGAAGATTCCCTTATTACATCTTTGATAGAAGCATCGGTAGAACTTTGTGAAGGGATCCTAAGATACCCATTAACAGACTTCGACGAGGTTCCAGAGCTTGTGAAAAATGCAGTCCTATTTTCCATAGCTTCTATGTATGAAAAAAGGGAAGGAGAAGGCTTTAAAACTACCCTTGATGTCATCAAAAGACTTCTTAGTCCTTACAGAAAAGAAAGCTGGTGATGCTATGGAGATTGGAGAATTAAGACATAGGATTACCTTTCAAAAGAAAAACGTCACTATAAATCCTAATGGATTTGAAATAGAAACATGGGAGGATGTGAAAACCGTATGGGCAGCAGCAAGCCATCTTCACGGGAGAGAGTTTTATGAAGCGGCTCAGGTGCAGGCAGAGCATACGGTTAAGTTTACCATTCGATATATAAAAGGGATTGAGCCTTCTATGGTAATTCTTTTTAATGAAAAACGCTATAACATCATTGCCATCGATAATATCAAATACAAAAACAAGTGGATTGAAATTCGGGGCCAGGAGGTGATGCCTAGTGGCTAAGATGGAACTTGAAGGGGTAGAGGAGCTTCTTTCAGAGCTTCAAAAGTTAGGCGATCGGAGTAAAAGGGTTGAGAATAAAGCCTTAAGGGAAGCTGGCAGTGTAGTGGAAGATGCGATAAAAGATGAGGTTCCAATTAGGACTGGTGATTTAAAACGAGATATAAGGGCATCAGGAATTAAAAATAAAGATGGTATCAAACATGTGGAAGTAGGTCCTAAAAAAGAAAGTTGGAGAGCTAAGTTTGTGGAATTTGGAACTGTCCATATTAAGGCCAATCCCTTTATGGGTAGGGGCTATGAGAAATCTAAAAATGAAGCCATGAATAAGATATCAGAAGAAATCAGAAAGGGGCTGGGGCTATGAGTTTAAATAAAGATATTTTAACAGCCCTTAGCCCTTTAAATATTCCAGTAGCTTTTCAAACTTACAGTGGGAAGGTAGACACCTATATTACCTTCTTTACTTATCTGGAAAAGGCGGAGCTTCATGCAGATGATGAAGAAGAAATTGGTGGCCAGTATATTCAGGTAGATTTATGGGCTAAAGAAGACTATACGGATTTAGTAAAACAAGTACACAAGCAGATGAAAGAGGCAGGATTTATTAAACTAAATTTTTATGACCTTTATGAAAAGGATACAAAGGTGTATCACAAAGTGATGCGCTATCGAAGGGAGGAAAAGTAAATGGCTCAAGTAGGACTTAAGGATTTACACTATGCTATTTTAGAGGAAGATACAAACGAGGGTGTGCTTTATGGGGAGATTAAACCTCTGGCAGGTGCCATGAACGCCACCATTAACCCTACAGTCAATACCCAGGAACTTTATGCAGATGATCAGCTATGGGAATCGGTATCAGCACTTGGAAAGATTGATGTTGAAATTGAAACCGCAGACCTTCAGCTTAAAACCAGGGCAGAACTTACAGGAAGTAAAGTAGAAGATGGGGTTTTAATCGAAAAGGCCTCTGATAAACCACCTCATGTGGCCCTAGGTTTTAGAAGTCAAAAGTCAAATGGGAAGTACAGATACATCTGGCTTTTAAAAGGTGTAGCTCAGCCAATGGCAGAGGATTATTCCACAAAAAAAGACAATGTAGAGCATAAGACGCCGCAGCTTAAATTTGTATTTATGCCAAGGGCTTATGATGGAGAGTGGAAGAGAACTGCCGATGAAGGCACACCAGAATTTACAGGAGCGGATAGCTGGTTTGAAAAAGTACCAGGCGATGCACTGGAAGAGGAAAACGGTGAAGGACTAGAAGATTAGAGGGGAGGCTAAAAGATGCAGATTACGCTTAAGATAAAGGGGAAAGACAAAACCTTTATAACTGATTTTATTTCAGCAAGAATGGTGAGAAGAACCATTGAAGTGTCAAAGGGCATTAACTTTAACGACATGAGTCCAGAGGAACTGGATCAAATGGTGGGGTTTGTTGTAGAGCTATTTTCACATCAGTTTACCATTGACGATGTGTATGATGGGTTAGAGTCAAAACAGCTGATTCCAACCATGATGAATTGTATTAATGAAGTGGTAGGGGAAATGGGAGAAGTCACAGCAGGTGATGAAAAAAACGAATAGAGGGGAACTTCATGGATCCGCAGGAGTTTATTGATCAGTTTTATCTGGTTCTCTTAAAC